AGTCGGCGGCGCAGCACCAGGAGCGCAAACCGATTCATGGTCAATGCTTGTAGTTGGAACTCCAACCGAGAACTTCTCATAACAAACTAAACAGGGAGCAAAATGAAAAAGTCAATAACAGTCGAGTTCGTGTCTGGGGATAGTGCTACTTATGTGGCCTATCCACCGGACTTTGCAAAGTGGGAAATGGCAACAAAGAAATCCATTCAAGAGTTTTCTGGAATGTGGGATATTTTATTTGTAGCTCATTCAGCCTATAAGCGAGAAGCTGCCGGGAAGCCAACCAAATCCTTAGAGATCTGGATGGAAGGCATTACGAATCTTGAAGTTGGCGATGATGACCCAAAAGCCACAAGCGCGGAAGTATAAATAGACTTCTAGTCGAGTTAGCGATAGCGACTCATATCCCCATGAGGGAATGGGAAACAGGCAGAGGTTGAAGCTTACAATCGGAAAGAAATCCGAGAAGTAATCAAAGCCTTCAAAGCCATGGATGAGACTGCTATTGATGAAGCCAAGAAGGTATCTGGCGCTCTAGCAGATTACGCATTAGGCAAGATTAAAGAAGCTTCTGGAACTAGAACAGTAGCCACAAAGGTTGCAACAAGAATTACCTCTGGCGGTAAAGTTTCCAAGAGTTCCAAGGTAGGCGAAATTAGCCTTGGGTTTGCCAGCCAAAGATTCTCGGGTGGCGGAACTACCAGAAGCCTATGGGGTGGAATGGAATTTGGATCTAATCGATTCCCACAGTTCCCAAATAGAACTCCAACGCTAGGGCGTGGAAATAAAGGTTACTTTATTTTTCCAACACTCAAGGCTGCCCAGCCTTACATTATTAGGGAATGGCAAGAAGCATTCTCAAAGATTATTAAGGAGTTTGCATAATGGCATCCGATTCCAGAACGCTTAAATTAGCGATACTTGGTGAAGTCAAAGATCTTAGTGCCAGCCTTAATAAAGGAACTTCCGAGGTTCAAACCTTCGGCGATAAATTATCTAAATTTGGAAAAATTGCTGGCGCTGCATTCCTAGCCGCTGGCGCTGCTGCCGTAGCCTATGCTGGCAAATTAGCCGTAGATGGGGTCAAAGCGGCCATAGAAGATGAAGCCGCACAGTTACGCTTAGCCGCATCCCTAAGGAACGTTACAGGAGCAACAGATGAGACTATTGCGGCAACCGAGGATTACATTCTCAAAACTGCTCTAGCCAATGGCGTTACCGATGATGAACTGCGACCATCGTTAGATCGTTTGGTTCGTTCAACTAAGGATGTTGCAGAAGCCCAGAAGTTACAGACCCTGGCCTTAGACATAGCCGCAGCAACGGGCAAATCACTTACCCAAGTTTCAGAAAGTCTCGCCAAGGCTCATGATGGAAACTTCGGATCATTAAAGCGCCTGGGCGTTAGCATCGATGAGAACATTATTAAGTCTAAGGACTTCGATGCTGCTACTGCGGTATTAGCTTCAACCTTCAAAGATCAGGCTTCTATCCAGGCTGATACTTTCGATGGCAAGATGCGCAGACTTAGAGTTGCATTTGATGAAGGCAAGGAAACAGTAGGAGCATTTATTCTAGATGCCATTACTCCAATGGTGTCGCTCTTCGTAGATAAAGCTATTCCAACTATTGCCGAGTTTGCTGGCAACTTAAAAGATAATGTCTTGCCAATCCTAACTGCAATTTGGGAATTCGTTTCAGGATTCTTTACTCCAGTTGTTGAAGGCATAAGAGAAGCGTTTGCCAGCGTGTCCAAGGCAGTAGGCAACAACTCAACAGAACTTAATAAGTTCTTTGCATTTGCCAAGGCTATATTTGAATTTGGAAAAACTTACTTAGCACCATTCATCGGAGAAGTTCTAGGAGCAGCGTTTAAGGTTCTGGGAGTTGCTATCAGTGGGGTTATTGGATTCTTCTCAACCTTAGTAAGTCTTATTGATAAAGCATATAGCGGCTTAGTAGCCTTCGTAAACTTTGTAAAAAATAATCCAGTAAGCCAAAAAATCGGTGGAGTATTTGGTGGTGGTCGTGCTAATGGCGGGCCAGTGTCTGCCGGAACTACTTACCTTGTTGGCGAGCGTGGCCCAGAGTTATTTACTTCTGCAACAAGCGGAACTATTATTCCTAATAACAAAATGGGTGGTAGCGGGAACACCATTAACATCACAGTAAATGGCGCTCTTGATACTGAAGGCACTGCCCGGACTATTGTCGATATTCTAAACCGTTCACAAGCTCGTGGATCACTAGGTGCAGGGGCATTTGCTTAATGACTGCATGGAATCCAGTATGGCGAGTTATTATTGATGGGGTTACTTACACAAACCTTACCCTTGCCAATTTAACAATTACTTCTGGTCGCACTGACATTTACTCGCAACCAGTCGCTGGATATTGCCAACTTGCTATTCTCAATTTCGACCAAACTGCTATTACTTTTGAAATCAATGATGGCGTAACTATCGAAGTTAAAGATTCAACTAATGCTTATGTGCCTATATTTGGCGGCACTATTACAGATTTAGCGGTAAGCATAAATTCAATTGGATCGGTGGATTACAACCAGCGCATCGAGATTACCGCACTAGGCGCTCTTTCAAGGCTGCCTAAAAGCATTACTAATGGCGTTATAGCAAAAGATAAAGACGGCGACCAAATGTATGAGTTGCTATCAACTTTACTATTGGGAAGTTGGAATGTAGTGCCAGCCGCTGAAACTTGGGCAACTTACAACCCAACCGAAGAGTGGACTGAAGCGGTAAATATAGGTTTAGGCGAAATAGACCGACCGGGAGATTATGACCTAGATCAGCGATTCTCCAGTCCATCCGATTATTATTCAATTGCCCAATTAATTGCTAATTCTGGACTTGGTTATTTATATGAAGATCCTCAAGGAAATATTAGTTACGCTGATTCAACTCACAGATCAGAATATCTCACTGCCAATGGTTATGTAGATTTATCTGCCAATGATGCTCTTGGTGCTGGATTTAGAACCGTAACAAGATCAGGCGATATTCGCAATAAGGTAACCATTAAATACAAGCATAATCAGAATTCTAGCTACACTGATTCAAATGCCGCATCAATAGCCAGTTATGGCGAACTTGCTCAAGTTATAGATACAACCTTGGAAAATGCAGCGGATGCGGAATCACAGGCAGAATTCTATTTGGCACTTAGAGCTTATCCTCAAGCAATTTTTGATTCTGTCAGTTATCAGTTGGCTAGCCCAGAATTGTCTGATTCTGATCGTGATGCTCTTATTGCAGTATTCATGGGAATGCCGGTTAATATCTCTGATTTGCCACCAAACATTAATCTTGGGTCATTTCAAGGATTCGTTGAAGGATGGACATTCAGGGCCGGATATAACACTCTTGAATTGACACTAACTATTTCTCCGTTGGCTTATAGCCTACAAGCTTACCGATGGAACTCGGTTGGCGCGGCAGAAACCTGGAACACAATCAACCCAACCCTAGACTGGCTAAATGCTACAATTGTGGCTTAAGGAGAACTAATGGCAACTACAACGAACTTCGGCTGGGAAACCCCTGACGATACAGATCTGGTCAAAGATGGCGCAGGAGCAATGCGCACCCTTGGCAATTCCATCGACACTTCTTTCGTCGATCTCAAAGGTGGAACAACTGGTCAAATTCTTGCAAAAGCTTCAGGCGCTGATTTGGACTATACCTGGACAGATGCTAATCCTGGAGATATTACTGGCGTAACCGCGGGAACAGGTATTTCAGGTGGCGGCACTTCAGGAACAGTTACCGTTACAAACTCAATGGCAACTGCAATAACCACTTCAGGCGATTTGATTCAAGGAACTGGATCAGGAACTTTTGCTAGATTAGGTTCCGGAAGTAATGGGCAATTTTTAACAACTAACGGAACAACACTTTCATGGGGCAGCGTAGCTAGTTCAGGCCCTGCATTTCAAGCTTATCGAGGAACAAGCAATCAAGGAATTACCGCGGCTACTTGGACTAAGGTTCAATTGAATGTCGAAGAATATGACACCAACAATAACTTTGATTCAACTACCAATTACCGTTTTACTCCAACAGTAGCCGGAAAGTATCTAGTGGGTTTTGCTATGAATACAAACGCATCCGCAGTTACTTTTGCAATCTACAAAAATGGTTCTCTGTATAAGTATTTCCCAATGGGCGCAGGAACAGTAAATGTTGAATGCAATGGTTCAAGCGATTATATTGAATGGTATGTTTATTTGACTGGAACTGGCATCGTTCTATATAGCGGATCAGATAGCAACACTGCATTCGGAACTTACCTAAGGAGCTAATATGACAATATACGAAATCGTTATCGCAACTTATCCAGAGCTAGTTCACGATCCCCGTATTTTCCAAACTCAAATTGTTATTCAAGATGATAGTGATGGAGTTGGCGAATATCTTGCCAAGTGGGATTGCGAATTACCAATTCCTGATGGCTTGCACGTACT